CAAGGATGGAAATTTATTATACGAATTTGAAATAGATGTCGAAGAAGCAATATAAAATTAAATATTTTATGAATGCTGACATACTAGCTGAAGAGATAGTAGAGGCAGAGTCTATTGACGTTGATAAACTTGATTTAAAAAAGCATGACTTTCCATCAAAAAATGCTGAATATAAAGTTAATGGTGATATAAAGGTAATTAGAAAGAGTATAGAAGATTATGGCAAGAACACTAACGACAGCACTCAAGAACGAACTATTAACAAATGAAATACGACCTGTTCATTTGTTATCTATTGGTTTTTCAACTCCAATAAATATTACGGATAATAGTTTTAATTTAACTTCATCTGTTTCAGGATCTAGCACTACTTACACTGCATCCCCATTTTTAGTTGCTACTCCAACCTTTACTGAGGAAACTGATCTTACAAAAACTAGTTTAAATATTACTTTATCAGGAGCAGATACGACTTTCATATCAACAGTTTTAAATGAAAATGTTGTAAACGATACAGTTGATATTTTTAGAGGATTACTAGACTCTAATAATGCACTAATAGCAGATCCAATATTACTATACTCAGGAAACATTGACACTTTTCAAATTAACGAGTCAGAAACAGAGTCAAACGTGACTTTAACAGTTGTATCTCACTGGGCAGACTTTGATAAAAAATCAGGAAGGCAAACAAATAATAACTCTCAACAAAGGTTTTTTAGCACAGATGTTGGAATGGATTTTAGCTCTCAAACTGTCCTTGACTTAAAGTGGGGTAGAAGATGATGGATTCAATTATAAAATTATATCAATCATTTAATAAATATAAAAAAGATAGTTACTCTGATCTTTACTACCATATTTATCCATCAATAAATTTAAATCAATACAAAGTGTTTAACGAGGGTAAAAAAATATATGGCTTTGTTAATTGGGCTTTTTTAAGTGACTCCGTTGCGGAGCAATATCAAAAAACAGGAACTTTACATAAGTGGGAATGGCAAACAGGTAAAAACTTATGGCTATACGATATTATTATTAAAAAAAATCCAAAAGAGGTGATGAGTTGGGTGTATAATTATTTTAAAGAATATTTGAAAGTAAATCAATCTATTCACTGGTTAAGATTAGATGCAGATAACAATGTTTATAGAATAGGTCAAAAATTTAAAAGGGAGTTTCACGGATAATGGGTGGTGCAGTTAAAAAAGCTGTTGAGGTAGTTCAACCTGTATTGAGTGCAGTTAATATATTTAGTGGCAAAGGTTTTAACCCATATGTTGCTCTAGGTATTTTTGCAATAGGTTGGTTATTTAGTAGATCAAAAAAACCTGAAGTTCCTGACTTTGGAACTAATGATTTTGAGGAAACAGAACGTGGTATTTTAGTAAACAAACAATCTAACAATGCATCAATACCAGTAATATATGGCGAAAGACTTGTCGGAGGAACAAGGGTTTTTATAGAAACCTCAGGCAATGATAACGAGTTTTTATATGTAGCTTTAGTCCTTAGTGAAGGTGAGATAAATTCAATTGAGGAAATAAGAGTAGACGATAAGGTAGTAACATTTGATGGTGCTTTAACAGATAATACACAAAGATCCGTTGCTAGTTCAGATTCTAATTTTTACAAAGATGCCGTTAGTTATATTACAATAGAACCTCACTTTGGAACTGATGGCCAATCAGCATCAAGTCTTTTATCAACATTATCTAGCTGGGGATCTAACCACAAACTATCAGGGATCTGTTATTTAGCTCTCAAATTTAAATGGAATGCAGATGTATTTGGTGGCATCCCTCAAGTACAAGCTAAAATCAAAGGTAAAAAGGTTGTTACACTAGCAGCAAACTTATCAGAGCAAACAGCATCTTTTTCAACTAACCCTGCTTTTTGTTTATTAGACTATTTAAGAAACGAAAGATATGGAAAGGGTATAGCAACTTCAGATATAGACTTACAAAGTTTTTATGATGCATCACAAGTCTGTGTAACTCAAGTCACTCCTTTTTCAGGAGGAAGCGATATAAATATATTTGATACAAATGCAGTGATAGATACTTCAAGAAAAGTAATAGATAACGTAAGAGATATTTTAAGAGGATGCAGAGGCTATCTTCCTTATGTACAAGGTAAATACAGATTAGTTATAGAAACAACAGGATCTGCATCAGTATCGTTAGGTGAGGATGATATCTTAGGTGGATACGCACTAGCATCACCAACTAAAAATTCTAAATACAATAGAGTAATAGCAACCTTTATTAATCCTGATCGTAATTTCCAAGCGGATCAAGTGACCTTCCCACCAACAGATGATTCTAGTTTGCCATCGTCAGACAGACACGCAACTATGAAATCAGCAGATGGAGGCTTCTTGCTAGAAGGAAAATTTGACTTTAAGACAATTACAAGTCCGTATCAGGCGGAAGAGATGTCTGAGATTATACTTAGAAGGAGCAGGGAGTCTTTAGGTTTAAATATTACAGCAGGTTTTAAAGCATATGAATTACACATAGGAGACATTGTAAATATAACATTATCCAGTCTAGGTTTTTCATCTAAAGCCTTTCGAGTTTTATCAATGGTTTTTAACGAGGATTATACCATAGGTTTAACTTTAGTAGAGCATCAAGATAGCTTTTATACTTTTGCTACTAAAGGTCAGGTTGCTAGTACTCCTGCAACTACTCTTCCTGATCCATTTACAATCCAACCTCCTGCATCAATAACTCTATCTGATGAACTAATTGAATATGCGGATGGAATTACTATTACAAGATTAAATATACTTATAGGAGCTTCAACAGATCAATTTGTTCAAAACTATCAAGTCGAGGCCAAAAAAAGCACAGAGTCTAATTTTAAAATTATATCTACAGGTTCTCAATTAAATCATGAACTACTAAACGTGGTTGATGATATTAACTATGATGTAAGAGTAAAAGCTATTAACAGCTTTGGAGTTTCAAGTACTTATACATCAGCAACAAGAAAAATAGTCGGTGCAACAGAAATACCAAGCGATGTAACTGATTTATCTGTATCTTTAGTTGGATCAAATCAAATGGAACTTTCATGGACACCTGTTCTAGATCTTGATATATCTTGGTATGAGATAAGATTTCAAAATGTGACAAGCGGAGCAACTTGGAACGAAAGCACACCTTTAGCAAAGGTCGTTAGAAGAAAATCTAATAGTGCGGTTGTTAATTTTGCTACAGGAACATTTTGTATAAAAGCGGTAGATAAATTAGGTAATACAAGTGCAAACGCATCATTTGTATCAACTAATATAAGCGGACAAGCGAACTTTAAACAAACACAGGTATTTAGTGAATAATGGCAAATTTTTTAGGAACAAGAGATAGTAACGTTGCAATATCAACGGACAATGCAGCAAGAAAGGTATTAATACTTGATACTATAACTGACTTTGATGATGGAGTTGGAAATATAGAATCTGCTGAAGGTTTGTTTGATTTAGGAGGAACTAACCAATCAACAAATCCTACTAATTTTAATGGTAATATTGTTAGTGAGGGTTTTTATACATTTTCAAATACTTTATCACTTGATGCTATATATGATGTAAGTTTAGGAGCTATATTGGGTATGAGTAGTGAGGATGAATACGATTTATTTGATTCAGGAAGAGGAGCTACCTTATTTGAGGATGCAAAAGCACCTTTTGATGGATCAAGTGAAATACAATGCGGTGCTGAAATACAAGTGGGTGCGGATGACTCTGATTTAGCAAATATAACTAGCTTTCAAAAAATAGCACAGCAAAGCACTATAAAAGGTAGGTTTTTTAAGTTTAGATGTAGAATTACATCTGAGGATAATAAGGTAAGAGCAAAGGTTCACGACCTTAAGTTTTCCGTTAATTTTGAAAAAAGAACTGAGTCAGGTGAGGATATAGTTTCATCAGCTTCAGGAACAGATATAACGTTTACAAATGGTTTTTTTGCAACCCCATCAATAGGTGTTGCAGCACAAGGAATGGCAACAGGTGATTTTTTCACAATAACATCAAAATCTAAAAATGGTTTTACAATTAGGTTTTTTAATAGTAGTAATACAGGGATATCAAGAACTTTTGATTTTCAGGCAGTAGGACATGGCTTGAAATCTTAATTGAATAGGAGTAAAAAGACATATGGCACAAGTTTCAGATTATACTTTAGACAATCAGGGTTTTGCTTCATTTAGAACTGAACTCAATAATATTCTAGCAGCTATTAATACTAGCAATCTAGGATCATCTGCACCATCATCTGTTGCACAAGGCACGTTATGGGTGGATTCAGGAACGTCAGGTAAATTAAAAGTAAAATTAAATGACGGAACGGACAACGTAGAGTTATTTGAAATAGATATCTCATCAAACGCAATAACAAGTAATATGTCCGTAACAGGAACAATAACAGAAGCTGACCCAAATGCTATTCCATTTGCGGTGGCTTTAGGAAGTTAAAATATGGCAAACAATTTTGATGATGCAACAGTAGCAATATCTAATAACAGCTTAACGGATATAGTAACTGCTAGTTCAAAATCTTTAGTAATTGCTGGAACATTATGTAATACAGGGGGAACATCAATTAATGTTACTCTAAAAAAATATGATAATGGTTCAACAACTGCTTTCACGATTTTAAACACAGTTCCTTTACCAAGTGGTTCGTCATTAGAAATACCTAAGATCGTTTTAAATACGTCTGATAAAATACAGGCACAATCAGATGATTCTTCAGGTAATCTTACAGTTGCGTTGCAATTATTAACACAGGTATCGTAATGACAAATTATATTGGTAATAAACCAGCAGATATTCCACTTTCTGTAAGTGATATTCCTGATCTACCAGCATCTAAAATTACATCTGGAGATATAGATGTAGCTAGACTTGGTAATGCAACAACAGATTTACAACCAGTTAAATCTGATATTACAGCTTTAGCATTAAGAGAGGCTACTAATGAAAGTTCATCTGCTTTTAATTTACCAAATCAATTTATAGATACATTTACAGATGCCACTTATTTAGGAACACAAACAAATGGAGCTTTAGGTAGTGGTTTTTGGGCAACAGATTTTGTAGCTTTTACTTCTTCTGCTGGTAATGAAACACCAATTACAGATGGAGATTATACAGTTTTAAAATGGATTAATACAAGTGGAACAAATAATATTATATTAGGTGCAAACTTAGTTGTTGACTACCTTGTAGTAGGTGGAGGTGGTGGAGCTGGAGGCTCTGCTGGTGACTTTACTGCTGGAGGCGGTGGCGGAGGCGGTGCTTATCGTTATGCCACAGGTCAAACTTTAGCCGCTGGTACACATTCAATTACAGTTGGAGCTGGAGGAACTGGTGGAGCTAATTATTCAGCTGCTGGAGCTAATGGTGGAGATTCTGTATTAGGAAGTATTACATCTAACGGAGGTGGAGGTGGTGGTACTTATGCTGCTGATACTGGTGATAGTGCAAATGGTTCTGGTGGTGGAGGTGGAGTTTCTGCTGGAGCAAGTAGACGAGATGGTGGTACAAGTGGTGCATACGGAAATGATGGTGGTGACGGAACAGACTATGGTGGCTGGGGAAGTAGAGCTGCTGGTGGTGGCGGAGGTGCTGGAGGAGCTGGTGGTAATGCTAGTGGTGGCACTGGTGGTGCTGGTGGAGCTGGTTCAGCTAACTCAATAACTGGAAGTTCTCAAACTTATGCCTCTGGAGGAGGTGGTGCTGGTCATAGTACTGGTGGTGCAGGTGGCACAAATGCTGCTAATGGTGCATCAGGTGAAGGAAATGGAAATAATGCTACAGCTAATTTTGGTGGTGGCGGTGGTGGTTCTGCCGTTAATACTGGTGGAGCTAGAGCTGGTGGAAATGGTGGAAGTGGAATAGTTGTTGTAAGATATCAAACATCTTTAGCAAGTGGTACAAATGCTACTGGCGAAATAATACAATCTGCTAATCCAGTATCTTCTGCTAAAACAAAAGTTGGTGGAACATTTTTATATAAAGATTTACATGGAACAAATACAATAGGAACAGATTTAAAAATATACTTTTCTTGTAATGGTGGTTCAAACTGGACAGAGGCATCAAGCTATTCTGCGATTACACCAGTTTATTCTACTGGTATTAAACAAGTTAGATTAGGTCAAACGACTTGCACTTCAGGTACAGATATTCGTTATAAAGCAGTATGGGCTAATCAATCAGCAGGTTCAAAAGTTGCTCAAATACATGGAATAGGAACTAATTACTAATGGCTATAATAAAAATATCATCATTAGGATTACAAGCAGGAGCTGGTGGCATATCTTGGCAATCAGTTGTAACTGCTTCAACTCTTAACGCTGAATCAAACAAAGGTTATCCAATAAACACTACTTCAAATACTTGCACAATCACAATGCCATCAAATCCTAGTGTCGGTGATACTATTGTTTTTGTTGATTATGCAAGAAATTTTGCAACAAATAAAATTATTATAAATCCAAACTCAAAAAATTTTCAAGGCAACACATCACCAAATCCTGAGTATGATACAAATGGTCAATCTATTACTTGTACTTATATTGATGCTACTAAAGGTTGGATTCCAACAGTAGATGATGATGTAACTTTTGAAACTCCCCAATATGCACAAGTTGATTTTTTATGTATTGCTGGTGGTGGTGGCGGAGGTTCAGGCGATTTTGCTACTGGTGGAGGAGGCGGAGGTGCTGGAGGCTATCGTAATTCTTATTCTTCCGAAAGTTCAGGTGCTAATTCAAGTTCAGAAAGTAGATTAAATATGTTCCCCTCAACAACATACACAATAACTGTTGGCTCAGGAGGTTCAGGTTCAACTGGAAGTTCAGATAACGGAAGTAATGGAAATGATAGTTCAATCGCTGGATCAGATATTACTAATATTGTTTCAACAGGTGGAGGAAGCGGAGGAAATGATACAAATTCTGATGGAAATGTTGGAGGTTCAGGTGGCGGATGTTTTGGTAATGGGCCGAACTTCACAGGATCTGCTGGAACTGCAAATCAAGGAACAAAAGGTGGTGATGGATCATCAGGTGTTACGACTAGAACATCAGGAGGCGGTGGCGGAGCATCTACTGTCGGTGTAGATGGAACAGCAACAGTTGCTGGAAATGGCGGATCAGGTTTATCATCTTCAATTACAGGATCAGCAACCTCTCGTGCTGGAGGCGGAGGCGGAGGTTGTATTAATTATAGTGGAACGAAAACTCCAGGTACTGGTCAAGATGGAGGAGGAAATGGTGGAAATTCAGATGGTAGTGGAAACAATCCATCTGCCGCAACTGCTGGAACTGCCAACAAAGGTGGCGGTGGAGGAGGAGCGACAGGAAACTCATCTGCACAAGGAGGATCAGGTGGTAGTGGTGTTGTAATTTTAAGAATGGCAACTTCAGATTATTCAGGAGCATCTACTTCAGGTTCACCGACAGTTACAACAAGTGGAAGTGACACAATATTAACATTTAACGCAAGTGGGAGTATTACTTTATCATAATGGCAAATTTTGCAAAATTAGGAACAGGAAATATTATAGAAAAAGTAGTTGTAGTAAGTAATCAAGTTATTACTGACAATGATGGTAACGAGCAAGAACAATTAGGTGTTGATTTTCTAAATAATTTATACAAAACTAGAGATGTATGGAAACAAACATCTTTTAATAATAATTTTAGAAAAAATTTTGCTGGAATAGGATATACTTATGATGAACAAAGAGACGCATTTATTCCACCAAAACGTTACCCAAGTTGGATTTTAGATGAAGAAACTTGTTTATGGAAAGCACCAATTGATTATCCTGAAGATGATAAAAATTATAATTGGAATGAAGAATTGAAAAATTGGGAAGAATTAGTATGACAAGATATATAGGAAAACAACCAGCTTTCGGAAACTTTGTAAAACTAGACGCAATAAGTGTAGTTAATGGTCAAGCGGCTTACACTATGCAAAGTGGAAGTTCTAATTTTACAAACTATGACAATGTAAATCAGTTTATAGTTTCACTTAATGGAGTTATTCAAGCACCAACAGATTCATTTACAGTTTCAGGTTCTACAATTACATTTGCGTCAGCTTTAAGTACAGGTGATGTTATAAACTTTATTTTAGTTTTAGGTGATGTGCTTTCAGTGGGAACTCCAAGCGACAATACTGTTTCAACTGCAAAATTACAAGACAACGCAGTACAAACTGCAAAAATACAAGATGATGCAGTTACAAAAGCTAAAGTTAATTTTATTTCTGACTCTACTGCTGGTGTAGAAGTAAAAGGTGATGGTGGAAGTAATGATGGTTATATTCAATTAAATTGTAGAGTAAATTCACACGGAATAAAATTAAAATCACCACCTCATAGTGCTGGTCAATCTTACACTTTAACTTTTCCATCTACTGCTCCAGCAACAGATAAATTTTTAAAAACTGACAACTCAGGAAATCTAAGTTTTGCAGATGCTGGTGGTGGTAAAGTTTTACAAGCTGTTACAGGCACAAGTTCAACTGCATCACAAGGTTCAGAAACATCTTTTACAGATACAGGTTTAAATGTAACTATCACACCATCATCTTCATCATCAAAAATTTTAATTATGGCACATACAACAGGATTAATAGATACAAACGGACACTTTGTTTATTTTACTATTGAAAGACAAATAAGTGGTGGTTCAGATACTAACATTGGCGATAGTTCTATGGGTCTTTCACACTTTAGAGGAGATACTGTACATATATCTAATGTTATGATTCATGCTTTAGATTCACCATCAACAACATCAGCTATAACTTACGAATTTCAAAGACGAGTAAATGGTGGAAGTGGTGCGGCTATGTATCAAAATGTTAAATCAAATATAACTGCTTTGGAGATAAGTGCATGATAACTATTATCGAAAGTATATTAAAAATAAAACCAGATGCACAAGTAACTGTATTAGATAATGATATTGATAGAA